CTAAGTAACCTCCACTAGATCTTCGGAGAAAACAACATGTCGTCTTTTCAGAATCTCGGTCCTATCCTCAGCACCACGGCTGGTGTGACGTTCGCAACCTACGGTGTTGCGATCAACCTCGACGCCAGCGGTAACGGTGTCCTTCCTTCCGCTGGTGGTCCCATCGTTGGTATCACCACGGACACGGTCGTCGCTGGTCAGGCACTTGCCTACCAGCACACTGACATCGCCGAGTGGCGTTGTGGTGGTACGGTCTCCAAGGGAGATCACGTGAAGTCGGATGCGGCTGGCCTCTGTGTCACTGCTTCGGCGGCTGATATCCTCGCGGGTTCGGCTGTTGGTCGCTGCCATCTCGGCGCGGCCTCTGGACAGATGGCTGCGATCCAGCTCATGATCACGGGTGCAGGTACGTCCGGCGGTGGTGTTCTCGACACTGCCCTCGACACTGCCGCGCTCGATGCCGCGATGCTCTACGATGTCGTCTACTTCTCGGTGGACGGCACGAAGACTGCGGCGCTTCCTGCTGGCATCCGTGCTGGTCAGGTTCTTCGCCTCCAGTGCGATCTCGCTACCACCACGCCGGATGGCTCGGTCACGGGTACCTTCCTCACTCAGGCGGGTGCGGCTGGCACTTCGCTGGCGTTCGACGCGGCTGCTGATGAGGCGGTTCTCGTCTGGACCGGCGCTGCCTGGCGCGTTCTGACCCTCACCTCCGTGACCCTCACCTAATCCATCCTAAGCTAGGGGCGGATGTCGCCCCGTCCCTTGCACCAACTTTCAAGATACTAACAGGAGCACTCAGCAATGTCGACCCCCACTACGAGCGACGTCCACGTCAACCGACCGCTCACGAACATGAGCGTTGCGTACATGCAGTCCATGGCGAAGTTCCAGGCGGATAACCTGGCTCCGATCATGCCCGTCAGCAAGAAGTCGGACAGCTACTTCAAGCTGAACAAGGAGTACTGGTTCAGCGATCTGATGCGTAAGCGGGGCGTCGGTTCTCGCGCCATCCTGGCTGGCTACGGTGTGTCGCAGGACTCCTACCTGACTGACCTCTGGTCGGTTGGTAAGTCCATCGACGATCAGGTCCGCGCCAACGAGGATGTTCCTCTCAACGGTGATCGCACCGCCATGAAGTTCGTGACCCGCCTGGAGCGGATGAATCGCGAGCAGCAGTTCAAGGCGTCGCTCTGGGGCACCAGCAAGTGGTCCACTGACATCACTGGCAACGCATCGGTGTCGGCCATCGAGGCCTCCAGCACGCTCGAGCAGTGGAACCGATCTGCAGCAACTCCAATCCAGGACGTGGCCAATCTCAAGATCGTGATGGAGAAGCTGACTGGCTTCGACTTCAATGTTCTTGCTATCGGCGCTCCGGTGTGGAACGCGCTGAAGAGCAACCAGGAGATCCTCGATCGGATCAGCGGTGGTTCGACGAATGGGTCGCCTGCCCAGGTGACCAGGCAGCTCGTCGCTCAGCTCTTCGAGATCGAAGAGCTCATCGTTCTCAACTCTGTCGAGAACACTGCGGGCCACGGCGTCACCATGACAGGCGACTACCTGTTCGGTAAGCAGGGTCTCTTCATGCACCGCGACACCTCTTCGGAGATCGAGTCGGTCACGGCCTGCCGCACCATCACCTGGAAGCAGTACGCTGGTAACAAGAACGGCACGCGGATCCTCAAGTGGCGTGATGAGCCGACCCACTCGGATGTGGTCGAGATCGAATCGGCCTTCGTTCACAAGATCATCGCGCCGGATCTCGGTATCTTCGTCGACCAGATGATTGCGTAAGGAACCAAGGTATGGGCCGGTTCCAACTACGGCGAACGTTCAAAGAGGATAGCCCGCTCTACGTTCGTCGACAACTCGAAGCGGCGGGCATCCAGTTCAACATGGGGGAACTTCTCCCATGGAAGGAACTAGAAGTAGAACTCGGGATGGTGAAGCGGTGGTTCCGTCTTCGCCTGGTTGGTCACGAGCTGATCGAAGGTGGTCCTCCTCGAGAGGAACCACAGGCGCGAAAGCCGCCTCGTGATTCGCACGGTCTGCGAACTGATGGACCAACCATCGAGGAGTTCGTTGCTGCGGGTTACCTACCCGAACACTACGAGGATGGCAACATCCTACAGGACTACGCGACCAAGCCCAGCCCTGGGCTCAGTAGCTACCGAAGAGACAAGACTGGTCCTTGGCTGGAAGAGCAGATGGAAGAGCGTCGTGCTCGTATCACTGTGAAGCCTGTACCAGAACCAGATCCGGTCCTTACTCCGGCAGTTGCGAAGTCAGCCCGAGGGAAGTCCCGAACCAAGTAATCAGTGTCTCCCAAGTTTAGACCCCCGCGGAAGGTTGTCACAGACAACCCGGAGGTGCTTGGGAGAACTCTTACAAAGTTCATCGGAGAGGTTCAAAAATTCGCCGCCCTGGAACTCCATACGCGCCTAACCGCGCCTCCGAGCCAGGGCGGAACTCCGTTTAAGAGCGGATACGCAAGAGCTTCCTGGATCCTATCTGTTGGATCTCCTTCTAAGGAAACTGGTGGTTCTAAGGGTAATCCCAATAGGGGTCCTTCAGACGCAGGAATCGCAGCCGTGGATGCATATACATATCACCCCGGTGGTATCTACATCACCAACAACGCTGCGCATATCAATAGACTCAACTATGGTTGGAGTAAGCAGGCACAGCCGGGGTTCGTTGAACGGGCCGAGGCTGAGACTATGAACGAAGTAGAGAAGGTGTGTGGGGGTAATCAGTGAGTTTGACGTTCGCACAGGCCACGGAGGCAGTCTACCTTAGATGGAAGACTGAGTGGACTGCTGCGTTCCCAACCATCCCCTTCGTCTTCGATAACAAGAAGTTCGTAGAGCCAGCTACTCTCACACCCTGGTGCCGGGTATCGCTGGCATACACCGACAGCACACAGCATACTCTCGGAGCCCCTCAGAATCGTCTGTACCGTCGCGAAGTAGCGGCCTGGGTGCGTGTGTACGTACCCTTGGACGACGGTCTGGCGCGAGCCCTGGGCTATGCCGACAAGGCTAAGGATATCTTCGAGGGGGCATCCTTCGACGAAATTAGTGGAACCGGAGCAGCTAAAATCGTACCTCTGGGGACCGATGGACGCTGGTATGAAGTAGCAGTAATCATCCCCCTGACTTATTATGAACTTCGCTAAGGAGGCTTTCCCATGGGTCGCGTTCTAACTAATACGATCACTCTCGAGGTTGCTGCTGAGTCTGCCCTCGGCATTCAGCCCACTGCCGGGTGGAAGACCATCGAACCGAACAGCATCGGCAAGTTCGGCCCGATGCTCAAGAAGATCGCGCGCGAGCCGATCAGTAAGAACCGCCAGCGACGCAAGGGTGCGCTTGTCGATCTCGATTCCAGCGTGGAGTTCGAGTGTGACATCACGTACGACCACATGCGGATGTTCGTGGAGGGCCTCTTCTTCGCAACTGCGAAGGGTGGAGTTAACTTCACACCGACTGCTGTGACGGCTACGGGGTACACTGTTGCCTCCGGTGGCGCAATCGCTGACGGTACGCTTTTCTATGCCCGTGGGTTTTCTGATCCAGCAAATAACGGTCTGAAGATCGCGGCTGGTGTCTCCACGGGTACGGAAGTCAAAGCGGCTGGCCTGGTGGCCGAAGTTACTCCGCCACTCGGTGCCATCATCGAGATCTGTGGTGTTCAGGGTGCTGTTGGCGACTTGGACATCGACGCCAGCGGTAACCTAGTTTCTACTGCCCTCAACTGGACCACTACGGATGTCCAGGTTGGTCAGTTCATCTTCATCGGTGGTCTTAGCACTACCTCGGCGCTGAACTTCACCAACACTGTGAACCGTGGCCTTGCCCGTGTCCTCTCGGTTGCTGCTGGTCTCCTCACACTGGACAAGAAGTCGACGACCTTCGTGGTGGAGGCGGATGCTACCCAGACTGTTCAGGTCTTCTGGGGCCAGTATATCCGCAACGTCGCCGTGGATAGCGCTGACTACCTGGAGCGTACCTACCACTTCGAGCTCGGCTACGAGAACCTCGCCGGTTCTGGTGTCGACAAGTACGAGTACGCGGAGGGCAACTTCGCCAATGAGATCGTCTTTGATCTTCCGGTGACCAGCAAGGGAACGATGAAGTGTAACTTCATCGGAACCGACTGCCTGGATCCCACACTGACCCGCGCGACCGGTGCAGCAACTCCCATCCCCGCCGTGGGTACGGTTCCGATCAACACCTCTGGTGACTTTGTTCGCCTCCGTGTTACGGATGTCGATGAGCTTGGTCTCACCACGGACTTCAAGTCGCTGACCCTAACCATCAAGAACAACGTCAGCCCAGAGAAGGTTCTTGGTACCCTGGGCGGGAAGTACATGAACGCCGGTCTGTTCGATGTGGAGATCGATGGTCAGATCCTCTTCACCGACAGTGGTGTCCTGGAAGCCATGCGCGCTAACGAGACGCTGACCATGGAAGTCTGCATTCGTAACGAGGATGGTGGTTTCATCTTCGATGTGCCCAGTATGTGTATCGAGGGTGGGGACAAGGACTTCCCGGTCAACCAGACGGTGGGTATCCAGATGAAGGCCCTGGCTTTCCAGGATGCTCGGTTCGGTAGCAGCATCTCGCTCTCCACGTTCCCATACATGCCGCTGTAAGGAGCATCGAGTGATCCGCGTCGTCGGACATTGGGACATCTGGCAGACGCCGGAGATCGAGCACGGGATCCACTGGCGGTTCCTGATGCGGTTCTTCGGCGTCGAGCGTCTGTGCATGATCCCCGAGACGCCATGGCAGAAGCAACCATCAGCCGACGACGTGCCTCTCGTCGAATGTGGCACGCTGGAGCACGCACTCTCCAACCTCGAAGGCTACACGCCTGTCGTGGTCGACGAGAACGGCGTCACGGGCCTCGACGCGTTCGTCCACCCTGCGGACGCGCTCTACGTGTTCGGCTGCACTGGCAAGAGCGCGCTGGTCGGCTGGACCGGCGCGTCGATCTACATCCCGTCTGCCGTGGGTGAGGCGGCTCCGCTGCTCCAGCCTGCGCAGGCGTGCGCGCTCGTCCTCTATGATCGACTGAGGAAGTCGTGGCAGTAACACTCGTCGATCACCGCACGGTCATCGCCCAGGCCGACTCGATCGCCGGATACACCGGCACGGCGACCGCAGGCACGACAGATCCGGTTCCCGTTGAGGCGGGCGGCTGGGTCGGCGCGAACGTCGGCGTGGCCATCCTTGACGGCTACTTCACTGGCGGTTCATGGGATCTGAGCGACGCGCTCGTCTACGTCTGGGTGGCGTCTCGTCTCGCCGTTGGCAACACGCTCGACGCCAACGGTGGCTTCATGATCCACCTCGGCGACGGCACCGACCGCATCGGATACAAGGTGGCTGGCGCAGACGTCTCAGGGTTCAGGCACGACACCGGACCGACGACCTGGTTCAACATCGCCATGGACACGACGAACCGGCCCGCGTTCCTCGTGCGTGCTGGCGTCGAAGCCAACCTGACATTCACTGCTATTACCCAGGTTGGGATCGTCGCCAACAGCCTCGTCACTGCGCCAGGCATGACGCCGAACCTGTACCTCGACATCATGCGGTTCCTCGTGCCGAGCACCTTCAACGGATGCGCGATGAGCATCATTGGAGGTACGTCGGGGACGCCGGGC